TATGGCATTACCTAAGAAAAAGCCGGTTATTGAAAAACCGGAATTCAATATAAAAGATTTAAGAAGTGAGCTTGGATTAACCGATCAGAATGTAGCTGAAAAAGAACTTGAATGGATACCATTTAAAAAAGCTTATTTTGATGCTTTAGGTGTGCCCGGGGTGGCTCGTGGTTATTCAACACAATTCAGAGGATTTTCAGATACAGGTAAATCAACAGCAATTTATGAAACAATAACCGGGGCTCAGAAGTTAGGTGATTTTGTTGTAATAATTGATACTGAGGGTAACTTTAACTGGGAACATGCCGGAGAAGTAGGTTTTAAATTTGATGTTGAATACGATAAATCTGATGTAGATAAAGAATATCCTAATTATACTGGTGATTTCTTATTTGTCGGTAATAAAGATTTATTAGAGATGTTCCAATATTTCGATTATGACTCAGGTAAGAAATCAGCAACACCACTTAGGTTTGTACCGGTTATTGAAGATGTAGCCAAATTGATGAATACGATTTTGGATAAGCAAGCCAAAGGTGAACTTCAAAGGAATATAACATTTGTATGGGATTCAATTGGTTCAATCTCTTGTTTCAAAAGTGCTGTTTCAAATACGAACAATAATATGTGGAACGCCGGGGCACTTAAACGTAGTTTTGAATCAATACTTAATTTCAGAATACCAGCATCAAGGCGAATCTATTCACCATATATTAACACGTTCGTTAGCGTTCAGAAAATATGGTTGCAACAGAATCCGGGTGGTCAGCCAACGGTTATGCAATCAGGTGGTGATGGTTTCAAATATGGTGTAAGAATGATTGTCCATATGGGTGGAAAAACCACTTCAGGTAATACTAAACTTAAAGCAACTAACAAAGGTCGTGATTATCAATTTGGTGTTCAGGTAAAAATTGAATGTGTTAAGAATCACATAAATGGTATTGAACGTAAAGGCGAAATTTGTTCGACACCACATGGTTTTGTAAACCCTGCTGAATTGAATGATTACAAGAAAGATAAGATTGATTTTATCAATGCTAAGCTTGGAACATCATTCGAAGATTTTGAGATCGTTAAGATGGAACCGGAAGAGAGAGATTTAGATTAAACAATATTTTATAACAATTTAAACAAGGCCTGACGTGGGTCAATTACCACCCAAAACTGGGGTAAGAGTAACATATACTAACACATTACTGGTAGACGGTAATGCTTTATTCAAAGTAGGTTATTTTGGTGCCAAAGATCAATATAATCACAGGGGTGAGCATATCGGTGGAGTATATCAATTTTTGACAATTCTAAGAAAAGTATTGGAAAGTGACTTATATCATCGTGTGTACGTTTTTTGGGATGGTAATTTTTCAGGTAAATTAAGACATGAATTTTACGAACCTTATAAGGGTAATAGGAATAAGGATTTCGTTAATGGTACTCACCCTATAGATGAAAATGAACTACGTGAGAGGAAGATCATCAAAGTCTACTTGAATGAATTATCTATTCGTCAATTAGAAGATCAGATGGTTGAGGGTGATGATCTTATTGCATATTATTGTTCGATTAGAAAACCGGATGAAAAGATTTCTATTGTTACAAACGATAGGGATATGTCTCAACTATTGAATGAATATACTAGGATATATTTCTGTGATTTAAAACAATATGTTACGACCAGTAATTACAATGATTTTTTTAAACATCATCAAGAAAATATTGGTTTAATAAAAACGATTACCGGTGACTCTTCAGATAATATCAAGGGGATTAAAGGTGTAAAAGAAAAGACGTTATTAACGTTATTCCCTGAGTTAAAACAGCGTAAAGTTTCATTGGAAGAATTGTTAATTCTTGCTGAAAAATTACAGTCAGAGAGGGTTTCAATGAAAAAGAAACCTTTAAAAACATTACAAAATATATTGGAATGTAATACGGAGGGGGTGCAGGGTAAAAGTATGTATATAATCAATGATAAATTGGTTAATTTATATAAACCGTTAATCACTGAAGAAGCTATCGAAAAACTAATGATATTAAGAGAGGGTGAATTTGAAACGTTTGATACTTCTTTTAAAAATGTGTTGGAATTTATGCGTATCGATGGGATGCGCGAGGCTATTGGTCGTGAACGTTACGGCGAATATCTATTACCATTCAAAAGACTGCTCGAAAGAGAATTTAATAATCAAAAACTAACAAACAAATGAGAAATCAAATGACTGCCGAAGAACAACGTATCGAATTTTATTTATACATCAACGGCAAAATTATTTGTCAGAGGTATGTCCCAATACGGGATTTGAATGAGAACATAACCAAGTATTCGCTTACAAATCTGGAAAAAGCGATTACTGGTGTAAAACCATCATTTATTAACCCTGATTCAACTGAATTAACGTATCGTGTTAGTGGTATTATACCATCACACCTTGCGAGTAAATCAGAAGATTTGCTTTGGGATAATTTTAACCCATATGCTGAACCATCAGCTAGTAATTATAAAAACATTTTTGAACAACCAGATATTTTTACTTTTGAAATAAAAGTTGATGGTCAAACAAAAATAAAAACAGATTTTTTGGGAAATATTTATCCCCATAAAGTTCGTTATAAAGTGAATATCAAGGATGTAATTCCTGATATTATGGCCGAAATGAGGTATTACATGTCTAACCCAAAAAATAGTTTTTCGCAAAACTAAATTTTGGTCTGAGGACATGGTATTTAATAAAACATAACGAACTAAAAAAAAGAATTTAAGGGGGTAATCGGTGAGTATTGAACGCGACAATTTTGGGTATTTAGATAAAACATTTCAGTATCGGTTACTTAACCACATCTTACACGATAATCAGTTCGCAGACAGCATTTTAGAGATATTAGACCCCAACTATTTTGATGAAGAAAATCTCAGAATGGTTGGGGTTGTCCTTAAGGATGCTTATGATAAAGATGAATCGATTCCGGATATTGCTAGTCTTACAGCTAGGATGTTGGATAAGGCCACTGATGACCATAAACGGGAGATTGTTTATGCCACATTAAGACGTGTAGAAGAAGCGAATAAAAACGATGCGATTTGGATTAAAGAAACAGCAATTAAATTCTGTAAACAACAGGAGTTAAAGAAAGCAATTAAAGCCGCTGAAGTTATCCTTGAGCGTGGTAGTCTTGATGATTATTCAAAAATTGAAGATGTCATTAGATCGGCCATGGAGAAGGGTGATAATCGAGATAACGCATTACACATTTGCGATAACATAGATGACATTTTAGCTGATGATTTCAGGGACCCAATACCGACTGGTATTCCGGGGTTGGATGACTTAATGAAAGGTGGTTTAGCTAAGAAAGAATTGGGTGTAATTCTCGCCGCCTTCGGCATCGGCAAAACTACAGCTCTTACTAAGATAGCGAATACTGCTAGGAATTTAGGTAAGAATGTACTTCAAATCATATTTGAAGATCAACCGAAAGTAATTCAAAGGAAACATCTGGCATGTTGGACGAAAATAAACCCCGATGATTTTGCTGTAAATAAAGAAAGGATTAAAGAGATTGCTAAGGAAATGGATGCAATGCCCGGTGGATTGGTAATTAAAAAATTCACAAGTGGAGCTACAACCATACCTATGATCAGACAGTACATCAGAAGATTAATAGCTCGTGGTTTTAAACCGGATGTAGTCACACTAGATTATATTGATTGTGTAATTCCTTCGACTCATGAATCTGACGTGAATGTAGGTGAAGGTAAAGTTATGCGTCAATTTGAAGCTTTAGCTGATGAGTTTGACGTTGCAGCTTGGACAGCAATTCAAGGTAATCGCTCATCCATTAAATCAGAAATAGTTGAATCCGACCAAATGGGTGGTTCGATTAAACGTGGTCAGATTGGTCATTTCATTATGTCTTTTGCTAAAAGTCTTGATCAGAAAGTAAGTAATAGGGCTAATATAGCAATATTAAAAAGTAGGTTCTCTAAGGATGGTTTTATCATAACTGACGTTGTATTTGATAATGGTACATTGGAAATTAATATGACAGATGAATCAACTATTTCGACACAAGTTGCGTATGGTCAGATGAAACAGGAACAAAAACAAAATAAAGTAACATCGATTTTTGAGGCAGCTCAGAAAAGAATGTTAGACAAAAATAAAAATGATTTAAACGAATTAATATAATGAAGAAAGGGAAAAAATTTTTATCTGATTTAAAATTATATTCAGATTATTTTAAGTGGAAACCGGAATTAGAACGTTACGAAAATTGGGGTGAAGCTCAAACTAATTTAGTTGATGGGCATAAAAAAAAATATGCTGACAAATTACACGAACTTGAATACTATTTTAATTTAATTGAAGATGCTCAAACTAATCAACAAGTTTTAGCCTCTCAACGTAATTTACAATATAGGTATAAACAAATTCAGGCACACAACGCTAGAATTTATAATTGTAGTAGTACTTTATTAATGAGGAATAAAGCATTTCAAGAAATATTTTATTTAGCATTGTGTGGTTGTGGTGTTGGTGTTGGATTATTAAAACCGTTCGTTGCTAATTTAAGTAAAATTCAAAATAGGGTTTTAGGTTCTAAAACATTTATTATCGATGATTCTATTGAAGGTTGGGCTGATGCATTGGGTGTGTTGATGAGTAGTTTTTTTATAGATAAACAACCTTTCCCTGAATATGCTGGATATGAAATCAGATTTGATTATTCTCAGATAAGGGAAAAGGGTAGTTTTATTAGTGGCGGTTTTAAAGCTCCCGGACCAGATGGGTTAAAACAATCGTTAGAAAAAATTGAACGACTATTAATAAACTGGATAAATACTGAAGGTGAGACGATTAGACCGATTTTAGCTTTTGATATTATTTGTCATGCTGCTGATGCTGTATTAAGTGGTGGTGTTCGTAGATCAGCACTAAATATGATAGTGGACCCTACGGATACTGAAATGATCTATGCTAAAACTGGTAATTGGAGACAAGAGCAACCACAGAGAGGTCGATCAAATAATTCCGTGATATTAATTAGGAGTTTAGTTACTGAGGACCAGTTTAGAGAATTAGTTGAAATAAATGAGGGTGCTAGTGATATAGGTTTTGTTTTTGCTAATAGTTGGTTTGACATGTTTAACCCATGTTTTGAAATTCTAAAAATACCTGTATTAGTAGAAACAGACTTCTCTAAAATCCATTATGATGATATATTTGAGTTCGTCAAATTACATGAAGATAAATTTGGTGTTCAAATGTGTAATTTGTCGGAAATAAATGCTGAAAAAGCGACAAACGAAGAAAAATTTTTATATGCTTGTGAAGCCGCTGCGGTAATAGGTACATTACAAGCCGGATATACATCGTTCCCTTATTTAGGTAAAATAACGGAGCAAATAGTAGCTCGTGAAGCTTTATTAGGTGTTTCAATTACTGGTTGGATGAATAACCCAAAGTTATTTTCTGCTGAATTGCTCAAGAAAGGTGCTAATGTAGTAAAAGATACAAATAAAAAACTTGCTGATATTATTGGTATTAATCAAGCGGCTAGAACAACATGTGTTAAACCATCTGGTAATGCTAGTGTAATTTTAGGTACTGCCAGTGGTATACACCCTGAACATTCAGAAAGATATTTTAGAGTAATGCAATTAAACAAAGAAGCCACAACCGCTAAATGGTTAGAAGAAAATATGGAGTTTCTTTTAGAAGAATCGGTTTGGAGTGCTTCTAATTCAGATTACGTTGTTTTCATACCCATTGAAAACCCTAAGGGTGGTTTATTCAAACAAGATATGAAAGGTGTTAAACATCTTGAGTTAATTAAATTAGTTCAGGAGAATTGGGTAAATGAAGGAACTAATAAAGACTTGTGTGTATATTCAGGTGTAAACCACAACACCAGTTGTACTGTAATTATTGATGATAAAAAAGC